TTTGATAATCTAGCAGAACTTTTACCTGATGATGTTTTAGAACCGGTAGGAAACGAGATGGTTCAAAACTACATGGATTACAAAGCGTCAAGAAAAGAATGGGAGCAATCTTATATCACAGGATTAGATTTACTTGGTTTTAAATACGAGAATAGAACAGAACCATTTCAGGGAGCGTCAGGTGCAACACACCCAGTGTTAGCTGAAGCAGTAACACAGTTTCAGGCACAGGCATACAAAGAATTATTACCAGCAGACGGACCAGTAAGAACACAGGTCATAGGTGTAAAAAATCCACAGACAGAGCAACAGGCGGTTCGTGTAAAAGATTTTATGAATTATCTGATTATGGATCAGATGAAAGAATACGAGGCAGAGTTTGATTCTATGTTATTTCATCTACCACTCGCAGGATCTACATTTAAAAAAGTCTACTACGATGTGCCGATGGGCAGAGCAGTATCAAAATTTGTGCCAGCAGATGAATTAGTTGTGCCATATACTGCAACAAGCATCGAGGATGCAGAGTCTGTCATACACACGATTAAAATATCAGAGAACGAATTAAGAAAACAACAGGTCAATGGTTTCTACAGAGATGTAGAATTAGGACCACCAGGTCATGTCGAAAAGAATGATCTTGATAAAAAAGAAAAAGAATTAGACGGAACTAAAAAGACAGGTAAACAAGAACCTGTATATACTCTGTTAGAGTGTCATGTTAATCTTGACCTAGAGGGTTTCGAAGAGGTTGGTGCTAATGGTGAACCAACAGGAATAAAATTGCCCTACATTGTAACTGTAGAAGAAGGCAGCCGAGTAGTCCTCTCCATACGGAGAAACTATGCGCCCAATGATCTAAAGAAAAGTAAGATCCAATATTTTGTCCACTTCAAGTTTCTGCCAGGACTAGGATTTTATGGCTTTGGACTCATTCACATGATTGGCGGATTGAGCCGTACGGCAACGGCGGCTCTCCGTCAATTATTAGACGCAGGGACTTTATCAAATCTACCAGCAGGATTTAAACAGAGAGGTGTCAGAGTCAGAGACGAGGCAGCTCCGATACAACCGGGCGAGTTCAAAGATGTGGACGCACCGGGTGGATCATTACGTGATGCATTCTTTCCACTACCATACAAAGAACCATCACAGACATTATTAAATCTACTTGGTATTGTTGTCCAAGCTGGACAACGTTTTGCAAGTATCGCTGACATGCAGGTTGGTGATGGTAACCAGGCAGCAGCGGTTGGTACAACGGTTGCATTGTTAGAGCGTGGTTCAAGAGTCATGAGCGCGATACACAAAAGATGTTACGCGGCGATGAAGGAAGAATTTAAATTATTATCAAAAGTAGTATCACAATATCTGCCACCAGAGTACCCGTATGATGTTGTTGGTGGTGCGAGAAACATAAAACAATCTGATTTTGACGACAGGGTTGATGTTGTGCCAGTAGCGGACCCTAATATATTCTCGATGTCACAGAGAATCACACTAGCACAGACACAGCTACAGATAGCAACGTCAAATCCACAGCTACATAACATGTATCAGATCTACAGAAATATGTACGAGGCGATCGGTGTCAAAAACGTCGATGCGGTTTTACCAGCACCAGCGCCAACAGCACCGATGGACCCGAGCATGGAGCATATAAATGCATTAGCAGGCAAACCTTTTCAGGCTTTTCCTGGTCAGGATCACAGAGCACACATCACAGCCCATCTAAATTTTATGTCGACCAATATTGTCAGAAATAATCCTGCAGTTATGGCAGCGATACAGAAAAATATCTTGGAACATATCAGTCTGATGGCACAGGAACAGGTACAATTAGAGTTTAGAGAACAGTTACAGCAGATGATGATGATGCAACAACAGGCAGCCATGAACCCACAGATACAACAGCAGCTTCAGGCACTTACAAATCAGGTCGAGGCAAGAAAATCTGTGTTGATTGCAGAGATGACAGAGGAATTTATGAAGGAAGAGAAGAAAATCACGTCACAATTCGACAATGACCCTCTTCTAAAATTAAAATCGCGTGAGGTTGACCTTCGTGCGATGGAAAATGAGCGTAAAAAAGACAACGATGAGGCCCAGATTGACCTTGCAAGAGCGAGATTGATGCAACAGGGCGAGATTGCAGAGGATAAAATGGATCAGAACGAAGATTTAGCTAAATTACGTGCTGGAGTTAGTCTCGCAAAGACCGGAGTCAAGCAGGCAGCGATAGTAACGGAGGATAATTAATGCCACTAAACAAAAAAGGTAAAAAAATTATGAAATCCATGAAGAAACAATATGGTAAGAAG